GGGTAGTCTTTGTGCCGTTTATTATAGAGGTATTTAAATGAAAGAAGTAATATACAAAGGAGTTAAAGGAGAGCGTATATCAGTTGTACAAAAACAAAATAAGAATATGAACTTATGCGGATCAGAGAGTCATGGACCGTTAGAGTGGTATAAGAATAAAGACTTCTGGCAAGCAATGTTATTGTATACGTTTTGTTTAGCTTTAGTAGTTACTGTGATGTCTATATTTGGATAAAATAATAAATGCGAAGTAGCTCAGCGGTAGAGCAGGTGACTGTTAATCACTTTGTCGCAGGTTCGATCCCTGCCTTCGCAGCCATCACTCTAATTATATATATGTTCCTATTCGGGATGATTGGAATGTCTTGGAATGTCTTGGAGAATCTGTATATAACTTAGTGTCTCCGAAAAATTTTTATCCTCGCGTGCGTTCCTCTTATATTAGTTTAAAAGCCCTCCGTATAGGCGGATACCGGTTTAACGGAACTGTCATATAATTATAGCATGAGTAACACAAACACACCATCAAGATTAGATATTACAGACGCAATCCTCGTATTACAGGCTGCTTCTAGAGACGATAACGCCAGTAAGATAGTTAGAGAGATTGTTAAGGAGAGGTATAACCCACAGATTATCCAGCTTATAAGAGCCTTATATAAGGATAGTGAGGTCTTCTGCGACGGGATGAGAGAGTTTTTTGCAGAGCCTGATCCTATCGCCGATGAGATGGAAGCTAACTACGGTAAAGGATTTGCTGATCCGGATTCACCAGGTATCAACCTTGATCCGCAGTACTAGCTAGAAGACCAATGATTAGGAACTCTGATATAATATAGATATGAATAACACAACTACTACAGAATATACTTTTAAGGTCGGCGATAGAGTCGAATCGAAATGGGGAGAGACAACTATAACTGCAATTGAAGTTTGCGCTCCTGGAGAGAAATATGGCCATAAGGTCGAGTACGCTACGATGGCGCAGAAGCATGCCGGAATGGTTGTTATAGATATGGAGAATAAGCACTGGGCGCGCTCGGATGACTTTACCGTGATCAGAGATGATATAGAGAAGAAAGAGGTGCCGACGTTCGATATTAGTAAAGGCGCCGATAACGATTATATTACTCTAACGTTAGAGAAGGGAAGGATCCACGAGCTAGCATCCGGAAGAGTTGCTATATTTTTAGAAGAGGATGAGTGTGATCGTTTAGGTAAGTTCTCAGAAGCTGTTAAGATAGATCGTATATTAAGTAGTCAAGTCGATCGTATGAAAGGTGAGGTAGAAGATGATCCTCATTACCCACAGCCTGGTTGATAGTATTTGTTGAGTAGTGTGATGTTGAAGAGGCCGTCTCGGAGCGAGGCGGTCTTTTCTCGCTCGGGTACCCCGCTCATGAGAGGAACCCGCTAGAGAGAAGTTAACGTGCGAATATTCTTATGGAGAGAGTTGGAGTTACGGGAACGGATATCCCCATGCCACATTTTTTTGAGATAATTTTTTTCCTCTTTATATTAGGAACCTATATAAAGGAACACTTCGTTTAGGTCTTGTTCCATATGCCATTCGGGGACGTTCCTGCGTTGCTCTAAACTGGAACAGGAACTCAATAAGAGTATTAATATTATGCTATATAACGTCTTCATTAGGGAACTGTATACCTCTTTTAACTATAGACACGTCTTTATTATCTGGAACGAAATACTTATCTACTATCTCTAGTACCTTATTATGGTCGAGATCGTTCCTACAAGTATATACATCTATAGAGTTATAACCACGGAACGGGAACGTATGCATCGATATATGACTCTCAGTTATTACTGCGAATGCTGTATAGCCTCCTTTATCGCGTTCCGATATCGGCTTAGCTTTATATATAACAGGAACGTTCATTAGTTCCATATTACAAGCTTTAACTATATCATTAATACAATTCTTAATACGTTCCTCATCACTTAAGGAACCTATCTTACAATTATACAAATCTATTATAATATGATCTCCGAAATGGCTCATACTATATTATATCACAGTTCCTATAAAAAAAAAGAGAGAGCTCTGGTAGGAACTCTCTCTTTGTTATAATCAATCTCTTTTTAATAGTACCACTAATAGAAGTAATGCGATTAGTCCGACTAATCCATTTTGTCCTCCTAAGGTAGACACTATTGACGTAAGATTTCCGACAACATCAGCACCGAATAGCGCTCCTGTTCCGAATAGAATCTCAGCAATAATGGATATTGAAATTACTCCAATTCCCATTTGTGTGATTGCTTTGAGACCGGCTTGTATATTTGATATTACATTCTCCATGGACTATATTTATAACAGTCTCAAGGGAACTCTCCTATTAATTTTAACGTGTGTAAGGGAATCTATACTCGAAGTATCTCTAGTATAGGAAAAAAATTAATTAAATTGTAACTTCTCCTCTTTCAAGAATAATTTGACGGTTATCTAACTGCTTTTGAGCTATGTCTTCTTTCGACATACCGAAGTATTCAACTGCATAACTATTTTCTACAAGGTAAGTATTGACATTAATACCTTCATCGGTAATTAGTTCACCTAAGATTCTACCGTATTTGCCTCTACTGTCGTCTGTTCTAGTCTGAAGGACTATTTTTTCACCTACAGGGCAGAAGTGTAGCACTTTAGCTTTTGCTAAGTTACCGAATACCTTTTCTACTTTATCTGACGTTCTACTCTCTGGTGTGTCTATGCCGTATAGTCTGATGCGCTGATTCTTTAACCATACATCGAAACCTAAATCGATATCTACATCAACAGTGTCACCATCGATTACCTTTGTTATAATTGCTTTATATTGATACATAAACTTATTTATAACGTCTGTAACATTCTGCGACCTATGCGCATTGCTTTGCTTTGTCTTGGGAAAAAGCGCGATAGTTTGCGGAAAAGTTGCTTTAAATATATAAATATTGTTATGAGTTCAGGATTTACTTTAAGTAACATTTATAATAACGCCCTTTTATCAGCAGGCGTAATGGGGTACGAAAATCAACATGCGCAAGGAGCTTTTGGAGCGCCTGAAGCTACTGATAAGTCTCTTTACTATTGCGTTGTAGGAGGTGCTAATACTAATATAACAACAGTCAGTACCAACCCATTAGGTGCTAAGAAGATTAAGATTAAAGACTTAGGCTTTATGAGAGGCGGAGGCTTAATCGGATCAACAACAAAAGCAAGAGCATTTTTTGCTACAGATGCTGCATCAAATAGTGCACAAGGAGCAGGTAATGAAGATTTATTTAAAAGAAACATTGGTGCATCAGTATTTTCTACTGGAGCAGGAAGAGCGTTAGATCGTAAAGGTAATGTATTAAATGATGCTAATGTATTAGGTCATACTTATACTTTTGAATCAAATGCTAATCATTTAAGTGCTAATCAATCAGGAAATGCTAATCCAACATTCGTAGCAAGTTCTGGTGGTATTGGTGGTGCAGTTAAAATTACTTTATCAGCTATTCAATTATTAGGTGGATCATTAACAGGTAAATTTGGTAAGGTAAGTGGTCAAGAAATACCTAAAGCATCAGTTCATGTTACCGGTCAAGGTCAATTCTTTGGAGCAGGTGAAACAATAACAATTAAAACAGCATCGTTCTCTAGAGAAATAGCTGGTACAGAAGTTTATATAACATCTGGAGCAGATATAGTATTTGAAGTTAAGAGAACAAAACAAGGTTTACAACCAGCAGGTATCATTTATAATGAGAATGAAGTTGCAAACTCACCAGCTGTAGGTAATGCATTAGGACCTGTTGAATATACTTTAGCAAATGTAGGAGGAGCTGGAAGAGCAGCAACAATTACATCAAATGCATCAGGATTTAAAGTAGGAGTTATAACTTATGATAAATCAGATGGTGGTCATTATGTACAAGAGTATGATACAAATGCAGCATTTCCGAAAGGTATTGGAGGTCAAGGTGTAGATGCATCAGGATCACATACATTACATGCCTCAGCAACATCAATTGGTAAGATACAAGGACCTCAAGAAAGATCAAGAAAGATACTATTAGGATTTTAATATGACTGAAAAAGAATTAAAAAAATTAAGTAAGATCGATTTAGAGCTCCTAGGTCGTGAAGAGGGTATTGAGCTTGATAGGAGATACAATAAAGAGAAACTTATTAAACAACTTGTAAAAGCTTATGATAGTAAACCAGATTGCGGTTGTGGTGACACAGACGATGTAGATGGTAAGTGTGATGACTCACATGCTAAAGTTTCTATTGCTACTAAAGAAGTAGTAGAAGAGGTAGTTGAAGAAGTGGAGGAGGTAGTTGAAGAAGACAACACTCCACCGTGGATCAAATTAGGCATTCCGGAAAGACAATACAATCGTTTAAAAAATAACGGTAAGATTTAATCAAAGAGAGCGTTTATTAACGCTCTTTTTTTTAGGAACTGTGATATAATATAGATGTGATTATAGTTGATTTAAATTTAGATACTAAAACTAAAAAAGAGTTTAAAAAACTTAAAATTAATAAGAAACAACTGAATAACTTTTGTAACTTTATTATTAATGAGTATCAATCAACTCGTAAGTTATGGAAGTATGATTTAGATATTAAAGGAGTATATACTCATGATTCAGGATATTATTTTAATCATAATGAAATGGAATTATCTTTAAAAGGTCCTTCTAGGAGTGTTAAGAAAAAAAGAGAGTGGGTTTTAAGTTCTTTCTTCCATGAATTGAGACATTTTATTCAAGATAATTTAGATAACGTCTCAGATAGAAAGATGAATTATTCAGAGGAAGATGTAGAAAAATGCTCTAATAAGTATTACTATAATAAGTATGAAGTAGAGGCAAGAAAGTTTGAAGATAAATATACAAAAATTTATTTAGAATTATTTTATTAATTCTTAGCAGGCCATAATCTATTTTTCATATACTCGATATCTTTCTTTATAATAGCTATATCAACTTCTAACTTTTTCATATTTTCAGTTAAAATAATATCACCAGTAGGTGTAATTAAATTAGAAAGTAAATCTTCTATTTTGCTAACTATAGGCAACATTTGTTTTAAATCTTCTGAGTTACTCATTGCCATATATCTAATAGCTTCTGTCTGTGTTTCTAAGTTATCGATTTTTAAAAGAATAATTTCTTTATCTTTATCATAAACTTCTTTAGTTACATATTGATTATTAAGCCATAGAGCAGCTAAAGCACCTAGACCCGCTAATATCAACGTAGCAAAATTAAAATTTTCTAAACCATTTCGTAATAAAGAAATAAGACCATTCATTACTTAATATTTAATAAATATTATTATGCAATTCGATAAAAAAATTGAAAAAATTTTAGAAGGTTTAAATCAACATGCAATAGGTGTAATGCAGCAAAGAAATAATGATAAAAATTATGGAAAATATACACCTGCTCAAAGTAAAAATTCATTTCATAAAGGTAATTTACCAACAGTACAAGCATCTAAATTCAATGGTATGTTTCATAGTAACGGTATTGGAGATGAAGAGGTTAAAAAGAAAAAGAAGAAGTTGAAAAAGAAGAAAAAGAGTCTATAATTATATATGGGCAGTAAGAATCTTAAAAATATATCTTGGAGTGATATATCTTCATTTAATGATAATATTTTAACATATATAAAAGATAAAAATATAAAAATAGATTCTATTTTAGGTATAGCAAGAGGAGGAATGATACCAGCTACTATGATAAGTTATCAATTAGAAACTCCATACTTAGATATGCTCGGTGTAAGAACTAGAGACGTAGAAGAGACACAATATTACGGTAATCCTTCACTTGCAGGTAATGTATTAGTAGTTGATGATATAAATGATTCAGGTTTGACTTTCGATGTAGTTTCTAAATATTTAAATTATCATTATGATAGAGGAGAAATTAAAGAAATATACTATAGCGCATGTATTAAAAGACAAACGTCTAAATTTACTAAAGGATTTTATGGAGCTGAATATGAAGGCGATGCTTGGTATGTCTTTCCCTGGGATAAACATTAAATAATAATAGTGAAGAGTAGGCCCTTTTATTTCGAAATTAAAGATATGTTGACGCAGTTTGTAGCTGCGTTCGATGATATTGTCATAGGCCGTTTCAATAAAAATAGAAACGAGCAAGATAAGATAAATGTAAGATATCTCTATGCACCAAAACAAAGAGTGTTACAAGATATTATTAATGAAAATAAAACATTAACATTACCGGTTGTTTCAGTTAATGTGAATTCAGTATCTAGAGATGAAAACAGAGTTTTTAATAAAGTAGATGGATTCTATTATCAAGGAGAAATAGGTAATGATAAAGTATCTAGACATTTAAAATCTCCTATACCAGTTAATATAAATCTATCAGTTTCTATTCTTACAAGATATCAAACTGATATGGATCAAATTTTAAGTAATTTTGTACCTTTTTGTAACCCGTATGTAGTAGTATCATGGAAGGTACCAGAAGAATTTGGTTTAAGTGTTGATCAAGAAATAAGAAGTGAAGTATTATGGAATGGAGATGTTAGTTTAAGTTATCCAACTGAATTAGCTGGTAACCAAAAAGCAAGAGTAACAGGTGATACTACATTTACTTTAAAAGGTTGGTTGTTTAAAGATGTAGATGACCCGCAAGGTAACGTATTTTATATAGATAATAACTTTAGATTAGAAACTGAGTTAGAAAATTATGATAATTTTGAATCTTTATCAGGTAATACTTATACATACCCTACATCTACAGGATTAGATAGTAGAATTGAAACGATCTCAGTATCAGGTAACCCTCAAATTACAGGCATATTCTATAACAATACAAATATTGTAGAAGACTTAACTTTATCCCCTTACGCTTCAGGTAATGTTCTATTACAAGGTTATAGTTTTAATCATACATCTAATGTACTAGTTAGCAGTAATAATCCTACTGCATTTAATGCTTTAACTACTATTGATGTATTTGATAGACAAGAACCTATTACAGGACAACCAATACCATTTACTGTATTAAATGAAAATATTATAATATTAAACAGCCCTTCTATTTCTGCAGGTAAAATAAGATTTATACCATATAATATAGCAGGGTATGCTTTTTCAGATCATGCATTTAAAGGAGAAGTACCTGACAGATCTGTAGCTACTTTAACATTATCAAATAGTTCAGTTCAATCAGTTACAATTACCAATCCAGGTTCAGGTTATAGAAAGACACCTGATGTAAGTATAAGCTTACCTGATTCTAAAGCTCAAAATATCTCTGCTGAAGCTATTATAGATAGCGGTACTATAGGGGATATTTTAGTAAGAAATCCAGGATTATATTATAGATATGTACCAGCTATTAATCCTGATTCACCTCCTGATTATAATGGTAATTTAGGTAAATTTGGTACTGGTACTGACGCTTTAAATTTATCTTCAATAACTCAAGGTATTACTGGAAACTATTTAAGTGCTGGTGTGTTTAATCTTTCATCATTTGTTGATTTAAATAATTTTTCAGGACCAGCTTCAGGAGCAGATGGTAGATATACGTCGAATCATTTAAGTGATATATGGACTAGAGGTGATGATACTAGTTTCTTCATACAACGTAAAACAAATACATTGTCTACTAATGAAGAAAAAAGTTTCTTTACTTTATCAATACCAGATTCAGGTACCGATCCGGATAGTAGCTTACTATTATCATCAGTTAATCTTCAATATCCATTAGACATTACATTTGAAGATGCAATAACAGCTGCAAACTTCTTTGAAGGTCAAAATTCAGTATCAATTAACTTTAACAATAAAGATAAAAGAGACGGTTTATTTGAAGCATTTGTTAATTTTCAAGAATATCCTTTAAGTGGTACTTATGGTAAAATATTTGAAACTGGCGGTAGTTTTGAAGGTCCAGAATCTACAAAGAGACGTATATATGGGATCGACTATGAAGGTTCATTAACTTATTCAACTGCAGTTTATAATCAATCTAACGCAATTAGACTTGTAACTAGTGCTTTTGAAATTAATAGATGGCATCATTTGTTAATAGGTATAAGTGAAAATCAAGAGTATATCTATTTAGATGGTAATTTAAAAATTGATAATAAGAACGTAAATGCATCAGATATGTTAACAGTATCGGGGTTTAAAATTGGTAGTTCAATTGCAGATGAAATAAGCGGTATATCGTATGTTAATGCAAAAGGTTTAATGAGTGATTTTAGAGTACAGCAAGGTACAAGAAATGATTTATTAAGTGCAAATAATAGATATAGACTTTCCAATTTAAGATTGCAAGCTAGCCCTGGTACACCGCTTTCAGCTGCATCTTTATCAGGGTCAGGTAATATAAAATTAGAAGATCCTAACCCATTAGATGATACTGGTTCACTATCTTTACAAACTACTATTTCAGGAGCTATAAATGATGTTACTATTCCTTTTAGTAGAGATTTAAATAGAGACGTAGCATTTAATGATTTTAAACCATATCAAGCTTCTATTAAAGCTATAATGTTTCCTAATATAAATTCAATGAGATTATCTACTTTTGTATTTAACGAATTATCAGGTTCAGATAGAACTGGTACAATTAAACCATTAGGTATATTGAATAAAGGTTTCGGTTATTTTAATACACCTACAATACATATACCTGAACCTAATGCTACACCAGAAGAAGGTAGAGCTCAAATAACAGCAACGTTAAGCGGGGGTTCAGTCGTATCACTTTCTATAACTAATTCAGGATTTGGTTATAATACAGATCAAATTATATCAATTGGTGCTCCTGCAGGAGAAAGCACTTTCTTTATTATAGGAAGTGGTTTTAATTGATAGTATAAGAATTTTAATTAAATAATTACAATGGCCGAGCAAGGATTTTTCAAAAACTTAGTTAATAAACTACCTTACCAAACTATGGATTTTAATGCAGTAATGCAAGATCTCAATCCAAAGTATAGTACGTTTCAGGATACTGGAATGAGAAGAGTAGAAGCTTTAGCTAAAAATTCTATATTTTATAATAACGATTTTAATAACCAAGGTGCAGGTCAAATTGCTGTAGATGGTAATTATAACTCTTTAGTTTACGCAAATATTGAAGAGAATAAAGGAGGTAGATTAAGAGATTATAGAATTATGGCTGCGTTTGCTGAGATTAGTGATGCATTAGACGAAATTTGTGATGAGTGTATCAATAAAGATGAAAGCGGTAACATAGTAACTTTAAAATTTAAGAATGGTTCTGATCTTGATGCTGAAAAAACACAAGAGATAAGGGATCAATTTGAAAAATATATTGGTTATTTTAATTTAGATAAAAAAGGTTTTGAATATTTCAGACAATTATTAATAGAAGGTGAAGTTTATTTTGAGCATATTATTCATAACGGATTTACACAAGATGGTATATTAGGTGCAGTTATGCTACCTCCTGATTTAATAGATCCTATATATGACAATATTCAAAATATGATTATTAAAGGATTCGTTTTACGTAAACCAATCTTTAATGAAAATAAACCTGAAAAAATTGATAAGTATGACTTTATACCAATGGATGAGAATCAAATCTCATATGTTAATTCAGGTATTTGGAATCAAGATAAGACATTTAGATTACCTCATATAGAAAACGCAAGAAGAGCTTATAGACAATTATCTTTAATTGAAGATGCTATTGTTATATATAGATTAGTTAGAGCTCCTGAAAGATTAGTTTTTAATGTTGATGTCGGTAATATGGCACCACCTAAAGCTGAAGCTTACTTAAGAAAACTTATTCAAGAGTATTGGAGTAAAAAGACATTTGACGTTAATCAATCAGGGCAAGTTCAAAAATTTAACCCTCAATCAATGTTAGATAGTTTCTGGTTTGCTAAGAGAGCAGGTTCTGATGGAACATCAGTTACTCAATTACAAGGTGGAGCTAATTTAGGTGAATTAGCAGATTTAGTATACTTTGTTAATAAACTATATAAAGCATTAAAAGTACCTACCAATAGATTGAATAGTGAATCATCATATAATGATGGTTTAGATATGCTTAGAGAAGAGCTTAAGTTTGCTAAATTTATTATTAGATTGCAACAACAATTTGCAACTGGTCTTAAAAATGGTTTCATGACTCACCTGAAATTAACAGGTTTATTTGAAAAGTATGAATTAAACGCTAATGACTTATATCTTGAGTTTAATGTACCGACTAACTTTTATGAGTTAAGAGAAAATCAAAAACTTGAATTAAAAGCTCAAAATTATAATACATTAGCTGGTAGTGAATTTGTATCATCTACATATGCACAAAAAAGATATCTAGGATGGAATGATATAGAAATTAAAGCTAATAGAGAATTCTTAAGAAAAGATGCTGAGCTTCAATGGGAGATTCAACAAATCGGTGGTGGAGGACCTAACTGGAGAGATGATCTTGAAAAAGGTGGTGCTCCAGGAGCTGAAGGTACTGGTTTACCACCTATAGCAGGAGGAGAAGTTAGTCCTGAAACTCCTCCAGACTTTGGAGGGGGACCCGCAGAGGTAGGTGGTGCTGAAGGCGAACCTGGTGCTGATGCCGGTGCTGATGCAACTCCAGAGGTTTAATAAATTATTATTAATTTTCAGTAAAGGTAAGTATTATACGACCTCTATCATCTGAAACATCAAATAACGTCTTATTAGGAGGAGTTTTTTGACGTTCATTTATAAACTTTGTTAATAAACTAGGATTATTTCCTATAGTAACAAATTCATCACCACTTAATCCAGTAGCTGATGTAGATGGCACTACTGACATATGTATATCTCCTGCTGCCATATTAGTCTTCTTTAAAAGTTGCTATGATATTCGTTCTTACAAATGATATATCAAAAAGTGTTTTAGCGGGAGCAGCATTTTGCGTCTCAGTTAAAAATTGAGCTACTAAATCTGGGCTCCTAGCTATATTAATAGTATTACTTCCGTTAGCTGATGTTACGGGTACTAATGTAATTAAAATGTCACCTGATGCCATATTATTATTTATTGATTCAATTTACTTTATTCAATAAATATTATTATGTCTAAGAGTGAAATAGCACCTATATCAGGGTTTCAAAGTACAAATTTAAATACACGAGTTGATAATTATAATAGACTTAGTGATAGAATTCTAAGATCATTAGGTTACCCTTTTATAAATGTTGAGCTGCATAGAGATCAAATTTATGAAAATATAAGTATCGCTATAGAATATTTCAGTAAGTTTGCTGGTTATACAAAAGAATATCTTATGTTTGACAGTGCTCTTTATAAAAAAGATCATGGTATTAATTTAGCTGATTTATTTACTTTACAAAATACTGATACTTTTAAAGAACAGAAAGATTTAAAAACTTTTAATAAAGACTTTACTAAGTTAATCGATGAATCAGATACTTCATTTGTAGCTACTAGTGCTATTAAAGCTATATATTTTGATCCTGCATACTTATTAGGTAATTTTATTCCACATTATATGTATGATAGTACAGGTTTAAGTTATTATTCTGGTACATATGAAGAGCATAGAGCTCAATCAGTTTTAGGATATACTCATTTATCAATGTTATCTACAGTCTATACTGATACAGTTTCTACTTATAATAATGGAGTTTATTCTAGTTACGGAGCAGGTATTGAACATGGTACTAATACATTCTTAGGAGGTTTGACAGGTTATAATAAAGTTATACCTGTATCTACAAATGAAAATTCATATTTTGCTGCATTTGGGACTTCTACTTTAGAACAATTAAATTTCTGGAATCCAACCCCGCATAGCAGTTATCTTATTACAGGTAAAATATATGTATCTAAATATAATAACTATGTTAATGGCTTAGTTGTTAAAAATCTTAATAAAGATTCAGGTAATAATATCAGTGCATATATATTACCACCCAAAGGTCAATGGGCAGATATTAGATTCGTAACATACGCTAATGGATTCTCAGGTGTTTCTGATGATGATAATAATTCATATTTTAATTTTACTTTTACTGATGGTAATACAACAAATATACCTACTGAAGGCAACTTAAACGATTTTGTAGCTTTCAAAGATATTCAAGTAAAACAAATAAATGGTAAATTTGTTAGCGGAGATATAACTTACGAACAATCAGAAGGAGGAGGGTCTGGGGATCCTTACATACCACCACAAGATGATGAATCTGGTGAAGATGATTCTGGTGGAGGTAGTGGACCTTACTCAGACTCTGGTGGAGGTGGATATTAAATAATATTATGTACAATGCTACAACTACAGTTCTTTCTAGTATACTCACAGACGGTGTTAACGTAGGAGATATATTCAATGAATTATTAAAAAATACAATAGTAAGTTCATTATCTACATCATCACTATCATCAGAAATTGAAGGTTCATTTAAACCTGAAGTTAAAAATAATTTTACAGTTCAAGGTGTATCTGTAGGAGAAGTTGATACATATGTTAATAGTTTTGATTACGATGTAATGGACTATAGAAAGGTAATTGATATTACAGACTTTGAAGAAGGTTCAACAACTGGTATCAATACTTTATTTACTATTGAACAAACATTAGCTCAGCAAACATATTTTAGTTATGCGATGGGTAATTATGGTTTCGATTTAGTGAGCTGGTATACTTTAAAAAATTGGTTAGAAACAAGAGAAAAAATGCTAGCTACAAGAAGATCATATACGTTTGATCCTAGAACTCAATTATTAAGAATGTATCCACAACCTAATGCTAGTAACTCTAGTATTAGATTTTATGGTGTTATATCTTGTTACGTTGAAAGACCTATTAGAGATTTAGTAAAAGAACTTTGGGTATATCAATATGCTCAAGCTTTATGTAAAATATCAGTAGGTAGAGTAAGAGGTAAATATCAAGGTACGCAATTATTTGGTGGTGGTACTCTTAATACAGACCTATTACAAGAAGGTTTAGCTGAAAAAGCTGCTTTGGAAGAGCAGTTAATGACTGGAGCACCTGGTCAAGGAGATGCAGATCCACCTCTATTCTTTGTTGGTTAACTTTTTGCTTGAAAAACTTCTATAAGTTTTTGTATTATACCACTAGCATCGTTAACATCTATAGTTTCATTAGATGTAGTAGATGAGCTACTTGAAGTTGAATCAGAATCTTCTAATTCATAATCTCCATATACATCATCTATTTCATCATTAATAGTTAGATCTAGATCTTCTTTTGTTTCAGTAGTAAAATTATTGTTTACTACACCGATATCAGTTAAAATAATATTTAACAGCTGTTTTGTTTGCTGCTCTTCTTTACTTCTACCTACAAAATCTATAATTTCACTCTGAGTAAATTTACCTTTTAAATCATTGATAGGGTTATTATATGAACCGTAACATAGATGTACTACATATTTTACTGTTACATCTGCTGAGTCTTTTATAAGGTAATATGCACCTTTTTTGTTAATTGTAACTCCAGTATCAGGCTTTTCGAACGCAATCTTTGCCGGTCTTACAAGATTTTTTTGTCTAATACTAGAATTTTTAATGATTTTTTCTTCAAATGTCATAATTATATTTATAAGGTTTGAAAAATAATAATAGAAATAAATTTAAACAAGGTGTATATAAGCCTGTTAATATAGAAAAATATATAGGAAAGAAGTTACCTATCTTTAGATCAGGTTGGGAATTGAAATTTTTTAAATGGGCTGATTGCAATGAAAATATATTAAAATGGGGTAGTGAAAATGTTATAATACCATACTTAAGTCCTTTAGATAATAAGGTGCATAGGTATTTTGTAGATAATTTTATAATTTTTAAAGATAGAAATGGTAATAATAATAAATTTTTAATTGAAATAAAACCGAGTAAACAGACTAAAAGACCAGTAAGATCTAAAAAGAAAAAAAGTTCAACTATGTTATACGAACAAAAAACATATGTTATTAATGTAGCTAAATGGAAAGCAGCTCAAGAATGGGCTGATAAAAAAGGTTATAAATTCTTAATAGTCACTGAGAAAGAATTGAATTGCGGATGGAAATAAGCTAAAAAGCTATAAATAATATTATGGGATTAAACTTAATTGTAGAAACACCAGCTCCTAAGGAAGAGTTTGAATATATCGTTGAGGAAGGTAACTCAAAAGATAGTAAAAACTTTTATATTAAAGGACCTTATATGATGGCTGAAGGGGTAAATAGAAATAAAAGAATTTACCCTTTAGAAGAAATGCAACGTGAGATTAAACGATACGAAAACATGATGGTTAAAACAGGACGTGCAATGGGTGAGTTAAATCATCCTACTACTGCAGATGTTGATCTAGAGAGAGCTTGTCATTTAGTAACTGAAATGTCTCAAGAAGGAAATGTATTTTACGGTAAAAGTAAAGTGCTTTCTACACCAACCGGGTTAATAGTTAGAAGTTTAATTAATGATGGGGTTAGAGTTGGTATGAGTTCTAGAGCATTAGGTCAATTAATTCCAGAATCTGGTACAGATGGTATTAATAGAGTAAAAGATTTTAAATTAGTTGCTATTGACTGCGTAGCTGATCCATCATTTCCAAAAGCATTTGTTAATGGTATTTTAGAAAGCAAACAATATGTTGTTAATAAGTATGGTCAATTTGAAGAATCATATGAAACTTTTGAAAAAAATATAAGTAACATGCCTTTAAAAGATAAAGACACGTTTTTAAGAGATAATATTATCAAATTTTTAAGAACTCTATAAATATTAAAAATGAAGGCGATAAAAACAGAAATTAAAAAATTTATATCTAATGTAATGGATAGAGATTATAAAAAGGCAAGTTCAAATTTATCTAACATAGTTGATAGAAAAATAGAGCGTAAGATAATAAATAATAATATAAGTATATTCTAAATTATGGACATTAAACAAATATTAAAAGAAGCAACTGGTGGAGCACTTAACGATGAAGTTCTATCTGAAATTGAAACTGTATTCGAAAGTAAAGTCAACGATAAGGTTGAATTACATGTAGAAGATGCATTAAACAGGCAAGACGAAATGTATACAGAGAAGTTAACAGAGCTTGTTGAAAAAATTGATGTCGATCATTCAGATAAATTACAAAGAGTAGTTGAAGCAATCGATTCAGATAGAGCTAATAAGCTTAAAATGGTTATCGAAAAATATGAAAGTGAAATTAATGAAAGTGCTTCAGGTTTCCAAAGTGATTTAGTTGAAAATATTTCTAATTATCTAGATGTATATCTAGAAGAAAAAGTACCTACTGATACAATTGAAGAAGCAGTTAAAAATACAAAAGCTGTTAAAGTATTAGAAGGATTAAGAAACCATTTAGCAGTTGATAGTGCTCTTGAAAAAGAAAGCATTAAAGAAGCTGTTATCGATGGTAAGAAACAAATAAATGAAGCTTCTAGTAAGCTTGAGTCTGTTGCAGAAGAAAATGCAGTTTTAAGAGAAAATTTAGATCAAATTAAATCTGATCTATTATTTGAACAAAAGACTGTTAAGCTTGATGAAAGAGCTAAAAAGTATATGGCAAAACAATTAAAAGGTAAAGGATATGACTTTATCTCTGAGAATTTTGATTATACATTGAAGCTTTTCTCTAAGAAAGAAAGTGGCAGACTCGAGTCTTTAAAGGAAGAAGCTTTAAGCAAGAGAGATAACGTCGATCGGGTGATTTATGAAGAAACGTCTTCAGGTAGCAGTTCTGCTCCAACACCTTATATGGACGAGCTTTCAAAATACTAAATTTTTTATATAATTTTAGGTATTCCTGAGTTTCCTGGTTTTCATAAACCTTGGGGTCGAATAATAAAGGAAAATATACTATGAAATCAATTAGACCTACACAGGCTTATATAGATGAATCAAGAGCAGCTTCTCTTTTAGAAAAATGGGGTCCAGTATTGGATTACACATCTAAAAGTGTTGCAGCAATCGAAGATAGTCACACCCGTTTAAATACAGCAATGCTACTTGAAAACCAAGAAGCATGGTGTATTCAAGAGGCTGGACCTAACTATACACCTTCTAATGCGAATCAGTCAGGTACTGGCGGTTCACTAGGTAATGGTTCTTCAATTGGCGCTCCTAATCAAGTTGGTGGTACACCAGGCTTGGATACATACGCACCAGCTGATGCTCGTTTGCCGAAAATCTTGATTCCGATGATTAGACGTACTTTTCCCGAGTTAATTACAAATGAAATCGTTGGTGTTCAACCAATGGCTGGACCAGTTGGGTTAGCATTTGCATTGCGTTATCGCTATTCAGATGAAACTCTAGGTTCTGGTATTGACGGTTTAGGCACTGGTAATTCAGGTCCTGGCTCACAAGTTTCCACTTTACGTGAAACTGGTGGTACAGAAGCTGGTTATCAAAGACTTGATACTCGTTATACAGGTGCTTCGGCATCGTTCTTATCCGGTGGTGGAGATGCAGATGCAGCTTTCACTATGGAAGAACAGGATCAAGGTGTTGCAGCTCTTCTTCAGAACTTTGAAATTACAGGTAATATTCCTAACTTCGAAGTTTCTTTCGAGAAGACAGCTGTTGAAGCCGGTACTAGACGCTTAGGCGCTCGCTGGTCAGTTGAACTTGAACAAGATCTTAAAAACATGAATGGTATCGATATCGATACTGAATTAACAAATGCAATGTCATATGAAATTCAGGCTGAAATCGATAGAGAAATGTTGATGAGAATGATTCAAGTTGCTCTAAATGCTGGACGTGGTTCAGGTTACTCTGTATGGAGTCCTGCTTCTGCAGATGGTCGTTGGTTAGTAGAACGTAACAGAGATTTCTATCAAAGAATTATCGTAGAAGCTAATAGAATCGCAGTGAGAAATCGCCGTGGTGCTGCTAACTTCATCGTAGCTACACCTCGTGTATGCGCTATCTTGGAAATGCTCCCTGAATTCCAGTGGGTACCAGTCCAAGGTAATGTTAATACACAACCAGTAGGTGTTGCTAAGATTGGTAATCTTGGTGGACGTTTCAACGTTTATCGTGACACAAGAACAGAAGGTCAAGCAGAAGCTCAAGGAGGGTCTACATTACGTGGTGCTCGTCTTGAATATGCTCTACTTGGATACAAGGGACCTGAATTCTATGACACTGGTATTATCTACTGCCCATACATCCCAGTTATGGTACAGAGAACAATCGGACCTAATGACTTCGCACCTCGCGTAGGCTTGCTTACACGTTATGGTGTCGTTGACAATATTTTCGGTGCTAATCTATACTATCACGTTATCATTTGTACAGGACTCGGAGAAGCGTTTACACCTGGTACAAACAGCGTGTACTTCGGATAATCTTAAGTCTTATACACTTCAACAAAAGACCCAGTCGAGTTATCGGCTGGGTCTTTTTTGTTACAATAATTAGATATTAAATTTATTGTTTAGATGTCTTAATATGAATTGCTTTACTATCTATTAAATTATCAGCAAGTAAGTTAATTAGATTTATATCTGACGCTCTAACTGGATTAATATCAATACCACCTCTTCTAGCATATAAACACATCACTAAAAGCTCACTAGGTTCAAAAGCATCTTTTAATCTTTTATAGATACATTCGCAAATCTCTTCATGAAAATGACACTCATCTCTAAATGATATAATATAGTTTTTTATACTATGAGCATCGATAGCATTCTTTGATTTAATATAGATGAATACATCTCCCCAATCTGGTTGAGAAGTAACACGACAATTACTCTTTAGTAGACCTGAATAAAACTTTTGTTCAAGATCTTTTGTACGGCTAATAGCTTCTAATAAACTAGGATCTTCTGTATATTGTGTATATTTAAAATCTTTATGATCTTCTAGAAGATCTACATTTAAATATTCATCTATATCCCATTCATTATTAGGACTATCAAATTTATTATTAACTCTTACTCCGTCTTGGAAAGATACTACTACATCAGTTTCCAATAAATTACTTAAATCTTCACTTGCAGTTGCTTCAAATGATTGAACTGCTTCATCCTTATTACTAGCAATCTTACTCATATTATAAGAATTAAAGTATAACTTTATACTCTTACTCTCTACAATATATTTACTCGTGCATGGATATACACATTTAGCTACACCTGTCACTGGTCTACCATTTTCTAATAGAAACGATACTTCATATGCATTCCATGTATCATACCCCACAAAAGGTAAGTCATCGTCAAATATATTAAGGTATTCTCTATTATTACTACGAGGCTCTTTTACGAGCAATCCAGGATCATAAGTACTCTTATATTGAGATATTGCTCCTAAATGTTTACTAATATTACTGTTATCTAATTTATTGTTTGCCATAAGTCATATTTATCTTTAATTGTTTCTATTCTTTCTTCTACCGATCCTTTCAATCTTACTACATCTATATTGTAATGAGTAATTGCTTCTTCAAATAGATCTATTACTTTATTTCTAAATTCTATGTTTATACTACGTTCACCATCATCTACCAACGGTACATCAGGTTCTGTATAAAAGATTATATCCACGCTATTAACCAATTTACTAGTTAAATAATCTGCATATTCAGCTACCTCTTTACTAACTTTACCAGTATGATAAAGATAGGTAGTATATACAACTCCATCTAAAATACATCTATCTAACAATACATTAGTATTTTTATACTTTAAATAATTCATAAAATGACCATTAAGTATAGCTAATTGAGTTATATCATTACCTTCTTCATTTATATTAAGATTATAATCTTCTTTCAACGTTCTAGTTAATTCACATACAAAATTAAATTTACGAAATCTATCAGAACTTTTCAATAAATTAAAAAGAGTAGATTTACCTGTACTTTGAGCTCCTGTAAAACTAACTACCATTTACAATCTTTCTAAAATTCTTAACATTATATTCTATATTTTCCATTTGTGTATCTGTTACTTCATGATCGATTAAATCTGCAAGTTTAATAGAAGGTTTATCATTTAAACCTAAATTACCATTATATCGTAGTTCCTTAATACCTGCTACTACTGGATTAGATGTATCTACTGATCTAATAGATCTATCATTTACATATAAATTAAATTCTTTAGCTAATGAGCAACCTAATAAATGATGAGGTTTATGTTTATTCCAAATACCTTCACGCTGAAGATCATTTATAAATTTATATCTACCAGTTGAATATCTTTCAAGTTTAGTTTTACCTACCCCAGTAACTATATAATAACTATAATCAAAACTAATTGCAATATAATCAGCATTATCAGACATATACTTATAACAATCAACTAACTCATCCCAAGTTTTACCTTGCACTACTCCGATCTTCAACCCAGGTAAATCAGGATATTTATTAACAAAATTATCAAACCCCTGTATCGTTTTATAACCATCTTCTAAAACATCAGGTACTATATAATAAGTAGGTTTTAATTCATTTGCATATTTAGCAAATTTATCGGAATCAAAAGATTCACCAAGTTCAAAAATACTATTATCTAATAGCACTTCTCTACCAACAGTAACACTGTCTTTAAAAAAATTATAATAATCAGGATGAGTTTCAAATAAATGAACTAACGCATAATCATAGTCATTATACATTCTCGATTTATCTAATATACTAATAGGACTTTCATGAGATACTAACATACCATAATTATAACATCTAAAACGTAATAATCAAGTAAATATTCTATATGGCATTTAAAAGACCACCAATAGATTCATTTAGTAAAAACTTAAACAATATAACACCTTCTGTTACTGAAAACTTATCTCCAAGTATTAAAAGAAATCAAATAACTAACACTATAAAGAATGTTAAAGGTGCTGTTTGTGATAAAATTGATGGTGCTATTGATATTATAACTGGTATTACTACCGGTAGTATTGATAAGTTTAAATTGCCAGGCTTCGATAAAGATAGTATAGGTAGCTTCTTTATAGGTCCTTTAGATAATTTAACTGGTAAACTAAAAAATGTATTTGATAGTTTCAGTAATATACAAGGTGAATTTACCTTACAGGACCAAATTTTAGAATTAGAATTAGAAGATGAATTAAAAAATATAGAAAAGGAAAGTATACAAAGATTTGAGTCAGCTAAAATTAATAAAGATAGCTTTAAATCTCCAATGCAAAATATAGGTAATTTATCAAATAAACAAATAAAAGATATCAGCTTAGACCCCATAAAAAAAGCTTCTCTATCTTCAGGTTTTTGTAGTGATTCTGAAAATAATTTAATTAATAATGCTTTAACTGAAAAGAGTATTGCTAATATTTCTAAAGATCAAGAATTAAATTTAAGTAAAATAAATGATTCATTTTTAAAATTTAGAAAAAATAATTTAAATTTAACAGATGAAGAAAAGGAAATGTATTCATTGACGTAAGAGAAATTTAAATTAAATATCAATATGAAAGAGTATAATAGCATATATTTAGGTATGGTAATACAAAATAATGACCCAGAAAAAAGAGGAAGGGTTAAAGTATACGTACCTAATGTATCAGCTAATTTATATAATAAATGGGTTGCTGATAAAAAGGATAAAAAAATTAAATTTATCGGAGATAATATTAATTCTGATATAACTCCTATTTTAGAAGATCTAAAAATTATTTTACCATGGTCAGAGATATCATCACCTTTATTCGGTGAAAATACTTCAGGTAGATTTAATAATTTTAATTTAGCAGGTAGTATTTCTGATAGTAATTTTACTTCGACATCACAATCAGGTTCAGCAACTGCACCAGGAGAATTGTATGAAAAATCTTCTTTCAGATTAAACGATGCATTTAATAAAAGTGGAGAAAGTAATTTTGCTAATCCTTATTCATATATGTATAAACCTAGTGTGTATTCTAATAAAGCAAAAGGTTCATTCGGTATACCAAGTGTTGGTGCGCATGTATATGTATTTTTTAGAGATGGTAATCCTTTATTTCCAGTTATATTAGGTGCTAGTTTTGGTAACAGTGATTGGCAAGGTATATATGATAGCAATTTAGACTATCCAGGTAAATATGAAAATTTTAGTAGATCTACAACTGAAGAAGATGCTAACGTTGATAACTATAGAAATAAGTATGTATTAAATCAAAAAGGTGGTACTTTCGAAATAATTAATTCAGACTTAAATGAAAAGATTAAATTAACTCATTATTCAGGTTCTTTTAAAGAACTTAATAATCAAACTAATATTGAACTAGCAACTAAAAATGATCAAAAATTAGTCCTTAACGATCAATTTGAAACAGTACAAGGTAATAAAAATTTACATACTAGTAAAAATAAAGATGAAATAGTAAAAAGAGACAATTATAGAAAAGTAGGTAATTTAAATAAAGAGTATTATAAAAAATGGAAAGATATAGTATCAGTTTTTCAAGATAATAAACAATTATTTGAAACTAAAAGAGCAATTGACAATAACGTTAAAGATTCAAGTGGTTTAATTTTATTAAGAAGAAATAGTACTGAACAGAAAAGATCTGGTTCTTTTGAAAATTATCCAGTTACTGATGGTAGTGTAAAATATGGTACATTAGATGGTAAATCTAATACATCTCCTGGTAGTTTAGGAGCTTATGATAATAATGATGATATATCTATTAGCGGTTCCGATAATCCGTCTACTAATAAAGCTCCATCTAATGCTAATTGGACTGAATTAAACTATAATAATTGGGGACCTGGTGGGGAAGGCAAGAGTATATCTACGCAAGATGGTACTTGGGATGTAGAAGATAAAAAAGAAAATTTATCTACATTGATTCAGGCCAATCTTAAAAAAATTACTGACGTAGAGTTGGAACTAGGTCAAGGAGGTTCAGAAATAGTAGAAATTGCTAAACATAAATTAGAAACTATTGGAGTTCTAATGAATGATTTTGGTAGTATTAGAATGGATGATATTGGTAAACTTACTAACAGTGAAGTAGTTGTTAATAGTAGTTCAGTATACGTTAATAAAAAAGGTACACCTTTATTAGAATATGTACACGTGCAAGATTTACCTGGAGGTAATTCAACATTAAATGTTTCTAATAGATATAACGTAATGGTTGGTGCAGGAGGTTTAAATTTAAAATCTTACGGGCCTGTTAATATGAGCGGTACGATAACTAATATTGCTGGTGAACAAATTAATATAGGTTCAGATAATGAAATTAATATTGATTCCGGAAAAGTAATTAATATAAGTGCAGAAATATTAAGATTAAGAAATAAAAACCAAAGACAAGTTTTAATAGATAGTAGTTTAGGGATTAATAAAAATGTTGTTATAGGTGGTGGTATGCATGTAGAAGGTGAAGTATTCTTGCAACATGTTACTGCACCAAGAGAATATCAAGAGTCAGAAACGACTATAGCTCATGGTGAAGCTGTTGTTGGTAGTGGGTCATCTGCTGGTACGTGGCCTGTTACTATTTTTGCTCACTCTCATGCTTTTGCTAACTTACCGTTAACGTTGAAAGATACCAATACTGATGTTAGAGAATCAGCTGAAGTATTGAATAGTAATACAGATAGAGCTGCAGCTACTCCAAGAAGTAATTCTAAAAAGTAGATAATTCTTTATAGTGAGTTATCCAACTTGTTCTATGCTTTTCATTCCATAAAAAAACCGCTCTATAATATCCAATATCACGGTTTTCTTTTTCTGATTCAATCCATTTCAATCTATCTATTTCTTGCTTTTCATGTATAAGAAAGCAATAGTATTTAGATTTAATGAAATTACAATTCACATATATATTTATATTATCGGATCTATAAAAGGATCTTTACCAGTAATTAATTCATAATAAGGCCCGTAAAATTCTAACTCGTATAGTTCTATATCTAAACTCCAATTATCACAAGCTTCTTCTAAACTATTAAACCATGTCCACCCGCTTACTGGGTATGTATAAGAACCGGAATTAGCTCTAAGAAGCGTATTACCATCAGGAAATAAAACTTTTTTCTTACCGAAAAAAAGCATTGTTCTACCTGTCCTTGCACTAGGACCTTCTTTCATATAAAACCCTTCAAATGTACTAGGGCATAATGTTTCTGTACTCATAATATTATATATTCTTTATGTTGTTACTGTCCAACCTTTACCTGTTGCTATTGCTAATTCTCCTGCAGTTAAATCATCAGCAAAATTATTATCAGTTAAGGTAATAGTTTTACCACCAACCGTTTTTAAGTATTGAAATATATTAACTATTTCATGTCTAGTGAATGGCATCTTAGTTAAGCTAATACTTTCAGAAAAACCAGTTTCGTCTCCTGATGCCCCTGGAAATGTTATATGAGCTAGTGTGCCTATACTGTTAAACATACTACTGTAATCTCCACTATCATTTGCTGCGTTAAAGGGTAGGCCTGATATAGCTACTAACTGGGTATTTTGATAAAACATTTGATAATATTCACCATTACCGAAAGTTTCATCTACATCAAAACCACTAAATTGAATAGTTTTTAAACAATAATTTCCGAAAAACATTCTAAATAAAGTGTTACTATTAGTCATTTTATTAGGACCGACTTTAATTATTGGATATGCCTCAATTGTTCTATTAGAATTAAAAGCATCTTGAGCATCAGTAATATTAGTCATATCTAATAATCCTCCATGTTCTTTAAAATATTGTGAATTTAATCTTTTCGGACCATTTCCTGGTCTTATAATACCTATACCACCTATGTCTGCGTTACTATTAATGAAAGTCGGATCTACCCCTAACCACGGCACTTCTTCAAATTTATCTCTACCAGTTTGTCTAAAAATACCTTCAGCAGCTATACTATGATAAGCTCGAGCTGATGAATCCATTTGTGCTAAACTAAAATCTCCAAAATCTTCTAAATCTATACAATTATAAAATAGTCGTTCTATTCCATTACTACTTGATGATGTAATGTTATTACCTTTAAAATCTCTAGGAAGTTTTATAAGGTGTTGACAATCTTCAAACATAAATGCAACTCTTATAGCTGATCCTGATGTACGTACTGGTAGTCTAGGTATATATCTTAAATTATAGCAATATCTAAACATATATCTATAATCAGTAACATTGGCTAACTCACTTGTCTGGCCTTGTTTATCAAATAAACCTTCAGGTAAGTATCTTAAACTCCAACAGGAATCAAATGCTAAATATAAGCTACTTGCATTCCAAAACCAATACCTATCTGGATCAGCAAATTCATCAGGTAATATTCTTAATTTATAGCAAAGTCTAAAAACTTCTTGATGGCTTTCAGTTGTATCAACATGCATATATGGTGCGTTAACGTCTTGTATTGAGGTGTATCCATCCCAAAATTCTTGTTGTGGGTCTGTTAATCGATTACTCGTTGTGTTACAAAGTCTAGTTTTTTCACACATTTTTAATGGCCTATCACCTCCACCTATTTTCATTCTTGTAGCACCTGATGAACTCATTGCTAAATCTAATATATTTTGATTAAATCTATTTGTATTTGAAGTAAATCCTGGTGACCATGGACCGTCAACATTTATATCTATATCTGAAAATTTAGAACCATCTGTAGCTGGTACAGCTGATAAAACTACTTGTCTATAACCTCTAAATTCTGTATCTGGATTTAAATCATTATAATCATAAAAATGATAAACAGTAGCACCACTTGTCATAGTTTCAGTATTACCATCACCCCAATCAACACTTATACTACCACTATTAACATCTGCGTGAAATACAGCAAAATTAATACCGGAAAGATTTTCATTGCCGGTACCTGGAGGAAATACTGCATGTAAAGCTGTGTATATTTCAGTTACACCTGGGGTATAAACTGCTAAATTTTCAAACTCTTCAGGCCTTTCATATGCAAATTTTTGAATTACAGTGCTTGAAAGCGGGAATGGTACTAAAGTATTTCTAATCATGTTTGTAAATTACCTCCTAAAAATGCATATCGTTCTGATCTAAAATTTATATCAGCTTGACTAAACGGTACTGTCATACATGTTCTACTTTCAAAACTATTTAAACCTGATAAACCTGCACCTGTAACAAATGCTACTGGATTAGAACCTCCTTCTAATATAAATCTAGTAGCGAAACCTGATGTCATACAATTAACTGTGACATTAATTGTACCTGATGCTGTGTTTAAATATATACTCTTACCATTATCTGAATTACCTAAAGTAAATGATGAATTACATATTTTATTCTGACATGTACCTCCTAGTAATTGACCGTTAACGTGTATGTTACATTGTGCACTTAAATTATTAACTACAGTAGTTAAAGTTGTATCAGTACCTACTCTTAATTTACAACCGAGAATTATATTTTTTGAACCTGTAGAATGATTAAAAAAACCTAATATAGTATTTTGAGAACCACCTATCAAACAATTACTACCACCGCCTACGGTATTATAATTAGAACCATTAATTTGATTATAACTACCACCACCAAGATGTGTATTTATACTACTATTACCGAAAATACAATTATAAATACCATTTATTATGGTATTTCGTTGCATAGCCGTTTGATCATTATTAGTAGTAATTCTGTTATATCTTCCGGTTAAGATCTGATTATAACCACCGTATCCTGCTAATATACAACTTGCATAACTAGGACCTATTAAATTTCTAATATTAGAATATCTAGGATGTGTACTAGTAATTTTGCTACCATAACCGTTTATTATTATATTATGTTGACCGCCTACTGTATTAGCTGACCCTCCTATAATTGTATTACATGTATCACCACCGGTGCTAGAAAGCATCGTATTAAATGTACCACCTATAATAGTTGATGAACTTTTACCGATGCAAGCGTAACCACTATTAAAAGTTGAACTGAAAATTTTATTAGTATTACCACCAATAATAGTAGAATCTTGACCCATTATACAGTTTCTAAACCCACCAAATATCTGACTTCCAGATATATTAGCTCCCGATATAAAACTAGAAAAATTATGTTTTGTATTTGTGGGTAAACTAATTCCGTTTCTAGTAGGTCTAGCTTGACCTATAATTATATTACTCTTAGATTCATCAGCTGATATCATTGGAGTTTGAATATTACCTCCTACTTCTAAATCATCTATTAATCTTGTACAACCTGAAACTTTTAAATTAACACCATCTTGAGCAGCTAAACCTAATCCAATATCTCCTGATTGATCTAATTTAAAAGCATTAGCATTACTAGCTGTTTTAATTGCAAATATATTATCATCACCTGAACCTGAACCACAATATATTGCACATAC